TATCCTTCTTGTATTTATCCACCAACTTCTTAGTCCCCTCTTCGCCAGCACCGCCCTCTTCAGAAATCATTTGCTCAACCATAGTCCGCAAAACTCGAGGATTAACTCCATACTGTTTCGCTACAGTCCCAGCATAATACTCATTACCATGACGAACAGACTTACCTGCTTCTTTGGCTTCTTTTTTCTTACGAGTGATAACTGACTTGAGCACATCAGCTGCAGCCTTATACTTCTTCTTTTGAATAGTCTTTGACTTCAACAGAGCAATATCGTAGCCAGGAGTGCCTTCATCCATAACCTTTTCCTCATTAATGGATTCTTTCTTAGTCCCCCGAACCTTGTCAGCTAAATCTTTATCAGCTTTGCCCCAAGTACCTTTGCCTTTAGTGACAAAACTATTAACCCGAGCAAATGCCCATTGCTGTTGGTTTGCTCCTGGGCGGTGACCAGTACGCCATGCTGCCATACCACGGTCATATACCTTTTTCAGAATACCGTATGAGATACCAGTCTTATCAGCCTTTTTACGCAAGGATGCTTCAGCTGATTCAGTCAACTCAAACTCTTCTTTCGTTTCACGGTTCTTAGCTCTGGTATCGGCAGTTCTAGCCCGATCCATCATGCGGTCATGTTTCTTAGCGTCAGCAGCCTTCTCTCGTTCAATCTTTGATTTAGCTTCATCAGACTTAGAGTTCTCGCCGAACATGTCGCGATACTTTTTAGTGTGCTTAGAAGTGCGAGTCTCAGCTCCAGCATCACCAGCATGCTTGTCAGGATACGCGCTAGAATCACTCGGATCTTTCTCGGCACCCTTCTGGAACTGTGTATCGCGCTTAGTCTTGGTTGACTTGGCCAAACCGCTGTGATACTTAGCTGGCTGGCTTCCTTCTCTATCTTTGATCTCTGAATCTTGACGCTCAAATAGCGCATCAAAACTCTCATTCTTTGAGCCGCCTCTTAGTGACTTCAATCTAGCTATCTCTTTCTTACGAGTGGCAGGTACCAGCTTCTTAGCCAACTTCTGTATCATAGCCGACCTTTTCTGTACTAATCTGTCAACGGCAATCTTATCTCCAGGTGATAGGTTGGCATAATTCTGCCCCTTCTTACCTGCGACTTTCTTTCTTACTGCTGAGATAGCAGCTTTCTGAGCACGCTTGGCGATTGTCTGAGTATCAGCCATTTTCTTTGACTTCATCTTCTTGATACGCTGTAGCTTTGGAGCCAGCTTCTTCATTCGGCGACCAATAGCTTTACGCTGAGATATAGACAGTGGCTTACGATCTTCATCCAGATCTTCTTTGATTACTGCTCGGATGGTATCGTATATATCTTTAGCATCACGGTCGTTCAGCTTCTTAGGCAAGCCAGTCTTAAATGTATCAAATTGACCTTCGATTGCCAATGCTCTTAGCTTTGAAGCCGACATACCCTCAACACCAACAGAGTCAGGATCGCGAGCACCAGCTGAACGAACATCAATTGAGTCAAACTTAAATGGACCACCGTTGTACTTATTCAATAAACCGGCGAACTCACTAACACGGTCTGATCCAACTACCAGAACAACATCCGTATAACCAGACTTCTGTAATTCTTGTAGGATTTGAATTATTGTCTTAGAATTGGTCTGCTCAATTACTTTACCGAATGCCTTGCGGGCAAACCTAATCTTCTCGGCATAGTTGAGCGGATCTTTCTTGGCGTTTTGTGTGTGAGAAAGAAAGACTTTAGAATCAGCCTTTTCTTTCTTACCAGTGGAGATTACTTTATCGACTAGCTTTTGGTGACCGACTGTGGGTGGATTGAGTCTGCCAAATGTAAATACTACTTTCTTCATACGTGTTTCCCGTGGGCTTAACGCTATTAATTAAAAATCTATTTATAAGAATTACTTTTGCCAACCTTTGATGTAATCATCAGAGAAGTTAGCATGACTGAATTGCATCCTGTTTACTAGCTTGAGTGCGCTACCGTCATTATCAATGGCAACATAACCTTCTGGGGCAGTTACGATAAACCCATCTTTGGTTCGCAGCAGAGTATCAATATTACTCGCCTGATCCATTTTCTTAATGACCAGTTCCTTAGCGTCAATCAAAGCATTCATCATCAAGAAGATGTTCTCTAGATTCTTTACGTTGGCACTAGAAAAGAACTTGAGTATATCATCACGCTTATCAGTCTGAACCTTCTTGCCTTTAGGAGTACTGCGCTTGTCAGCTTGCTTACCATAAAACTCAGTAATATAGTTGACAAGACCACGGACATGCGATTTGACATTGGTTATCTTTTGGCCTGCTCGGACTTTACTATTAAAGTGGGTCTTCACTTTCTGCAACAACTCAGGATTATCTGAAATGCTATTGAGAGTCTTGGCGTCCAGCTTACTGAATATCTTACCAGCCGTAGATATGAACTTAGTAACTTCTTTGTTTTCTTTCTCAGTAAATGTAGCTGAGCCAGAAACGTCAGTAAACATAGCATCAACTGACCAGACGTCTTTAGTCTTTTTCAGTTTAGTTGCTATTTCCTTACCGAATGATGCCTTCATATTCTCGAACGAAGTACCAGTGTAAACAGTATGCCAAACAATACCGATCTTAGCTGACCGAATTGCCCTGCCCATTTCTGATTTACTAGGAACTGCATATACAATTGTATTAGGGTGGAACGTAGTAACTTTCTCGCCGTCATGAGTTTCGGACTTTAGATCGCTCTTACTGAACAAGAAGTCACCCTGAATGACGCCATTGATACCCAAAGCAGGTAAATGCTTCAGCGCCAGCTTCAGCTTAACTGCCAAATCACCCTTAGTGTCGGCATCTACTTCGTCAGGGGTTTTGTAAACTTTCGGGTTCTTAGCGAATACGCCTTTCTTCGCAACAAAGAATCTGCCATCACTAGGATCCTGACCAGCAAATATAGCAGGAGCGCCGTCCCACTTAACAGTAGTAGAAACGCCCCGACTACTACTGCCAGACAGCATGTCACGCATAGATCTAAGCAAATTAATAGCTTGTCTCGCACCAGTTACTCCTCCATTAAGAACAGCATCTTCCAAATGTTCCATATGCGTGTTCTTGTCTTCAATTAAAAATGTATTAAACTTCTTCATGGTCATCTATCCATCTTTGAACTTCTGCCTTAGCAGTAGAAACATTCTTATATCCGGTTACGGGATGTCTCGGGGTGTCTCCGCTCTTATCAAAGATCGTGGGTAACACTTTCTGACTACCGTCCTTATTGAACTTCATAGAGTCCATACCTGACAAACGAATCTCGAACTTACCATCAGAAGTTACGTGTTTGAACACTTTCCTTCTACCATCATAACCGTCAGGAACTTTCTTCCATTTGACCTTTCCTTCAGTAATGTATTCTTTGAAACTTTTCATTTCTTTGCCTTTTGTGTGGTTATCCACTTCTGTGCTATAGAGTTTTCGGGTGGCTTACCTGCCCATCTCTGGATATCCTTATAAGCCTCCAATGTAGATCGCTCAATATCTGCCCCTTCAGAGTTATCAATAATGATCATGCGGTTACGGAATAACCCTTGAAACTTACCAATATTCTTTTGTACTTCCTTCCAAAGTTTAACAACCAGCTGTTGAGGAAGTGACCTTGGTCTCTTGTCGTTTCTCATAATCGAAGTATCTAGATCAGTATTAACAAATATCATTTTTACAGCATAACCTAGTTTGCGGAGGTCGTCAACTTGTTTTTTAATTTTACCGTAATCTTTACCAGTCCCATCAATTACCAACCCCAACCTGCCATCCAGCGCCAGCTGCATTTTCCTGCCAGTGATCGCCTTTGCGCCAGCACGAATCTTCTGCCCTTGGGCTGAGGCAATATCTTCTGGGCTAGTTGAAAGTCCTGCTTTCTTAAGACCAGCTTCGAACGCATCGTCAGAATTGATGAGTTTAAACCCGAGAGCCTGCAGAGCAGTCTTACCCGCAACAAACGACTTACCAGATCCTGGGCCACCTGCTAGGAATACAGCTTTAAATATCGAGGGGTCATTCACGCCTTCGGTCAGCTCGTGAACAATCTCATTATCTTTGTATTGATTGAAATTTAACATGGGTATCCTTTGTACTCTCATAAGTTTAAACTTAGTATAACTTACAGTGAATTGATGAGAAGTCGTTAGTCTTTGTGCTTGAGTAGTAGCAGCTCTTCAATATGTCTGGGTTACTCTCTAGCAATATCTCGAGATAATACGTCAGAAACGCGCCAGCTTTCAATGCTATTTCTGAATCGGGGAATGCTGATACTTTATCAACTACAACCGAATTCCTCAGAAGTCTAGGCAGAGTTGTGTTCAAATACTTCATCGGATCATTCAGAATCTTAGTCTTATCTGAAGGGATGTCATATCCATTATCTATTGCCAGTTTGGGGAATAACTGCGCAGAAACTGCACCGAGCTGAACAGCTGCGCCCTTTTGTCTACCCTCAAGGTAGATCCGAATATCTGAATTCTTAGATACGGTCGCCGCCTTATATCCAACCCTCAGGTTGAATCCTTTAATGTTACCATCAGTTTCAAGTATGAAGTTCTTTTGGAATGGGTCAAATAATACGCGACTCACCTTAACATCAACGTCAGGCAAATCTAGAGTAGAAACAGTTTGGAACTTTCCTGCCTTACCCTTCGACACTTTCTTTAATGATACGCCAACAATCTCTTTGCTCTCATACTTATCACTCAACCAAGCATTATACTCAAGGAGAGAAGTAATCCCCTTGGTCTGCTTTATAACTTGGCTTTTGTTAAGTGACATAATCCAGACGTCAGATGGGTTCCAGTTATCCTTCAAATCGCTCAAGCCGAACTTCTTTGCTAGAACGAACAGTATGTTAGAGTCGTTTTTCTCTGAATCAAGGTAAATTTTATGCTTAGCAAATCCAGAACCCATGTTCGAAGTGAACGCGCGATACTGCTGCTCAAAGTTATGCATCCACTCATCACTAAATGGATAGCCAACCGCATCAGATATACCCTTGATGTCAATTTTCTTATTCTTGAACATAGATGAGAAGTATGCGATAGTGCCATTCTCTTGCTCAGCAGTTGACGGTATAGTTACCGCTTCACCCTTCCGTGGTAGTTTGCCAGTTCCGCGAATACCGCCCGAGGGTGTCAGCGCGATATTAACTAACTTAGATGTGACATACTTATCACCAGAAGGGGTGAAGCCATAACCGACCAAAGACTTGTGTTTAACTAATTTGGGGATAGCTGATTTGTCTGTAACCTTAATCACTAATCTTGCATTTGCCTTGCGGAAATCATACTTCGGCTCTATATAGATATTCTCAGCGTCAGCAACTTTCTCTAAGCGATTAAGAAACCTCTTCAATTCAGGGTTCATAGCTGTAGGCAAATGTTCAAAACCAAGCCACTGTTTAGTCGCTTCGGTCAAGAACTCATTAAAATTATGCATTGGTCAACCTATAAGTAATTTTGATAATTATATTATAACCTATTTATAATCGAAAGGAAAGGGAAAAGGAGCAGTTTTGTGTGACATGCTTAGGTCACTATGATTGCGCAAACACTTGAGAGAGTGAGAGAGGGGTGTTTACGCAATTCATTTAGATTTTCAATCCACTGAAATCTTTTCGGCCAGCTTTCTTGGTCATCCATTGCATCGAATCATCTTCCTTCATGCGCTTACCGTATCCCGTCTGATCAAATACTGGACCATTATCGACAACATCCTCTTGAGCCTGTTGCTCAACATCGTACAGTCGCATCTTAGCTCGGTCAATGCCAACCATGAACCTTTTGTACTGTCCTGGGTCACCATAACGATTCTTTAATTGCTTGATCATTATTTGCCCCATCTCATCAAGTTCTTCAGTAACGATCAGCGCCGCCATAAAGTCAGCTGTAGCTGGCAAACCAAACGACTCAGATGTATCAGTCAAGTCAATATCACTGCTACCATAACCGCTTCGGGTTGTCTGAGTAGCTGTCACAATAGGTACGTTTTGCTCACCGGCCAACCCACGTATCTCTTCAGCAATTGCCTTAACCAAAGTGTAGGAGTTATGATTACCGCCATTGCGGAGGCGGGATGACATACAAATATTAAGATAATCAATATAGATGATATCAGGTATAAATGACTTCTTCAGCTTCAACTCATTGAGAAGGTGGCGGAAATGCCCAGTACCAGCTGACGCAGTAGGATATTCTTTCACGACCAACTTACCTGACGTCTTACCCTTTACCCGCGCAATCTTCTTATCATACATGGTCTTTGACAAAGTCTTCAGGTCGTCGAGTGTCACATTGAGTAGATTGGCATCGATACGCTCCGCAATCTTTTCCTCAGCCATTTCCATTGTAATGTAGAGAACGTTCTTACCATCCATCAGATTAGCCGAAGCCATATGGCACATAGCCAATGACTTACCTGCGCCAGTACCAGCCATCAAAACATTCAAAGTCTTACGAGGCAAACCACCACCAGTAATCTTATTCATGTACTCAAGGTCAAATGGAACCTTTTCTTCTTTACGATGGTAGAAGTCAAACCGCTCGCTGGCATCTTCAATAAAGTCGTGACCAACATTAGGGTCAAAAGAAACGGCAAGAGCATCAGACAGTAACTCGGGAATAGCACCCTTATCCCTGTCTTCACTCCCATTCGAGTCTATAATGCCAATGCTTTCCATAATAGCATTATAGACTGCTTTCTCTTGGCAAAACTTTTCGGTTGTCTTTAACAGCCAATCCTGATCTTCAGCCTGCTGGATATCGAGTTCGGAAATATACTTACCACATTCCTCAAACTCTTTATCCGTCAGGTTGCTGACTGCATCTAGCTCAATTGTTAATGCTTCTTTAGTCGGAAGCGAGTTATACTTCTCAATAAAGTAATCAATTTGTTGATAGACCGTTTTCTCAACACGGTCTGCGAAATACTCTGGCTTTAGATATGGAAGCGTTCTTCTCGCAAATGCTTCATCATTCAGCAGGTGTCTCAGTATTAGTGTCTCTGTCGCCATCTGTCATCTCTCTCACGTTTTCTTCAATTATCCCAGCAAGAATTTCGCCGGTAATTTTTTCATAATCACGGAACGCAGCAATCTCTTCACCTTCAATCCACAATACATCAAAGTCTAAAAATCCTACGCCGTCATCATCTTCCCTAAAAGTTACTGTATCATATTGGTAAACAACTCCCTCTAAGTCGCCCTCCAATATCTTAATTGCCCAATGATCATCATGAAAAGCATCATCATGCTGGACCAAATCATACTTAACTGGCATCTTCAATCTCCTCTACAATTGGTTCTTCTTCACCGGAACCATACTTAAACTCTTTACCAGCTGCGACTTCAATTTGCGCCATAATATCATCGGTAAAATATTCAGATGGATTTGTGTAGATAGCCTTGGCGAATACTTTACGACCATCAGGAAGTTCATAGCGTGTAGAAACTTTCTTGAATATGTCATACTTCTCAGCAAGGTCTACCAGACCATAGTAACGATCAAGGCCACTGGTATATGATAACTTGACTTCAACTTTCTTCTGCTCTTTAGTGAATCTAGACTTATGCATAGTGACTTTGATAATATTACCAATCACGTCAGTTCCGTCACGATCCTTCTTCTTACCGAGCATTACAATGGAAGAAGCAGCATACTTCAAGCCAGATCCGCCGCTGATTTCTTTGGTAGGAATATATGCGCCAATCACATCATAGACGTGGTTAGTGACCAGAAGCGGGACATTAGCTTTAGCCAACTTCAATGAAAGAACACGGAATGTTCCGCGCAGTAATTGCGACTTGGTCATATCACGCTTATCACTACCAGACTCAGTATCGGCCAGCTCTTTGGCAGACGACAACATACCAAGCGAATCAAGAACCATCATCATCGGGGGAGCTTCTTTACCCTGATCAATATAACTTGTCAGAATACGAGTGGCATTAGTTCGGAACTCTTCAATCGAAGATGGCTCAGAAATAACAACACGCTTTGTGTCAATACCCCGATCATCCATCATCTGCCTAGTGACAGCAGCTTCTGTGTCAAAGTAAATGACACCGCCAGTAGGATTATCTGCCAAGAACTGCTTGAGCACACCCAAAACAAAGAACGTCTTACCTGTAGCGGATTCACCCGCAAAGGCACTAATCTTATTATTGGGCACGCCGCCATAAATACTACCAGAGATAGCAGCGTTCAATATATAAGAACCGGTGTCAATAGAACCTGAGAACTCAGAACTATTACCACCATCACTCAGGAGAGACGTATTGTCAATCCCCTTTACCATATCAGTTAAAAAACTCATACAAAATTATCCTCACTCGGTTTAGTTATCCAGACATTTGTGGCAAAGCATCTTCGTAATCCAGATGTTACATGGGTCACTCGATGGACAGTACCAGAATCAAATATAATTAGGCGATTCGGAACAGGCTGAAGGCGCTCGACACCATCATCCCGCTGAATCTCAAGATACCCTTCATCCGGAAGGGTCTTGTGGCAATAGTAAACTGAACCAATATAAGGTGTATTCAGTTCACCTTCTCCTTGGGCATAAAGGTGTTCATCCTTATCAAAGTGCCAAGGCAAATCCTGCTGCTTTCCAGGGAAAGACATGATGTTATTCCAGTACTCAATACCCGCATAATCTCCAGGCATCATACCATGAACGGCAACAGTATCCCAAATGCGCTCAGTAACCATTTCCCATATATTGGAAGGTTTAGCGCCTTTATCCATAAAGCTATATGGCAATGTACCGCCCCAGAACCTATCGTGCTGAATATCAAACAGCAAGGGATCATCATCACTTAAAAAATTATCAATCACTAACATAACAAACTCCTCAATATACCCTCAATTATATACGATACGATACCAAAAGTCAAGCTTTATATATGGCAGTAATCATATCGCTGAACTGTTCCAACTTCTCAAGTCGGTTCGGCCAATATATATGGCTCTTTTCTGGGTTCTTTGCCAGGTTGGTCAGCAGGGGCTGTATAGCATTATACAGTTTATCGAGCCTTTCTGATGTGTCAAAAGACGATTCGTTGATCGCCTCTGCTTCTGCCCTAATGGACTGTACAGCCTCCAACTCGTCTTCATTAACAATAGTAAATCCAAAATCGAAATCGCTCATACTGTTCTCCTATCCGAAAAAGCCTTCAAGAGTAGACTTTCTCTCATCGCTCCAGCCAACTGACTCGAGTATAATTTTAAGTGGGTCAAGAAACGCTTTGTTAAACTGCGTATCATAATCAATGTAACCGCTCAGATCAAACTCTTTGGGCAATCCATGCATGACACTTATCACATTATGTTGTGAGGGGTTTGGTTTATTTAGGTAGCAGAACTTGATCTTTTCGCCATCCTTGATCACCTCGTACTTCTTAGTCAACTTATGCTTCCGGAGTAAATGATTGTACACTAGACCACCTCGAACATGGATAGGTGTACTCTTAGGAATATTCAGATCGGTAGCATTGCCATCATAATATTTACCAAAGTCAGATACTGACCGTGGAAAGGCAACTTCCTCAAACGTCATCTTCTCGAACTTAGTTCTAAAGTCGGAGATAAACGCTTGGGCAGTTTCCTCATCCTCATTCATGATAATGTTAATGGCAGCTTCAAGAGAATCCCTGCATGATTGCGGAGTAGATGACTTTACTGTTTCAATACCCATCATCTTCAGCTTAGGAGTAGAGTAACGAACGCCCTCATTATCATAGACGTTCATCATGTATCTTTTCTTAGCAGTCCAGATTGCCTTATCCGCAATAACCTCACGCTTCATAAACATCTTCTGGTCGAACGAATTGGTTATTTGTGCCAGTTCTTCATAACTTTTATCAATAAAAGGTTCCAGCTTCTCGCTTGCAACTGTGTCCAAGAAGTTGACGATTTTGACAGGGTCACTTCCCTCTTCAAAGCATTTACCCACAAGTGCATCGAAATTAACGTAAATCGAGTCTGTATCCGATGCGATAACATAGTCAGCTTCGGATGTTTGCAGTATCTTATTAAGGTATTCATTTACTCTCCTCTCAATCCAACGAATGGATAATTGCCCTGATAGCGTGATGGCCTCAGCTTTCCTCACATCGAAGAACCTGAAATATTTGTTTCCAACAGCGCCATATGCTGAGTTTAGCTGAACCTTCTTAGCAAGCTGAAGATTCTTGTACTTGCTTATATCTTTGATCACTTGCTTCTTGCGCTCAAGAAGGTCAGCCTTACTCATGTTTTCAATCATTAAAGAATAATCCCACTTGTCGCAGAAAGATACGCCTTCTCAATATCAGCATTAGTTTCTGTCACAAAGACAATACCACCAGAGAAGAACTCAATCATGGGAGTATCCTTTACGCCAGTCTGACATACGCCATATGCAAAACCCATACCGCCATCCTTGCCTGAGACCAACATACGCGGATCTTTAATCTTCACCCCAGTAGGACTTCGATCTTCAAACTTACCAACAAACTCACCAGTCAGTGTTACTAGAGATACTACATCACCTTTCTTCATATTGTTCATATTGCTTTCAACCTATTGTTAATTAATTCTAGTTCAGCTTCGGATTCAAGCATCTTCTTCTTGTATCCTTTACGCTCAGTGTACATACGTTCCATCATTTCAGGCAAGAACCCTTGCTTATCCCTTCGGAAGAAGTGACCATTGGCCGCCATACAGCGGTCAGTTGTCGACTTCACTTTCCGGTCAATGATGTCATCAATCGTTACATCTTCATACTCACCTTCAACAAAAGTTTCGGGGGAGATATTATACTGCATAATCAAATGCGGATACAGAGAATTCAAATCGAAACTCATAACCCACTTGTGCATACCAACTTGCGGATCCTTAACGTATGCCCCAGCAAAAGTTGAATCCTTAAATGATTCTTCCTTCGGTGGGATAACTATCCGCTTGTTTATCAGGTAATTATGTATAAGAACATCCCACATCGTTACCTGAGTGAATGTGTCATTGTAGTTTACCTTAGCATCATAAGCAATAGCCAAAGCCATCTCAATCAGCTTCATCTTATCTTCAAGTTTATCAATCAACTCCACATCTTTAATATTATAGTCGATAAACTTCTGATAGTCAAGTTTATGGAGTTGATTTAGATTACCAACGTCAGAGTAATCAATCTTCCTCTCGCCCAATTCTACGTGAGCAATATGATCAAGGCGATAAGATGCCTGTTGAGAATATGTAAACTTCTTATACAGCTGCAGGTAATCTAGCGTAGCAATACCAGTCAGCTCCCACAATATTTCTTGGCGATTGAATTTAGTAATCTCGCGCTTCTTCAACCAACGGAATGGGGACAGCCGCTTTACTTCCTCATTACCAAGAAGTTTGCCAATACGATTGACCAGATATGGGATATCGAATCCTTCAATATTCCAACCAGTAATGATATCGGGGTCAAGGTTCTGCCAGAAGTTTAAGAAGATAGACAATAGACGCTTCTCGTCTTTGGCGTCAATATAGTGAACATCTTCCCGAGACTTTTTATACTCGCCAACACCAACAACCCAATAGAACTTCCTGCCTTCCTTCATATGAGAAACACAAATAGCTGTTACAGGCTGGTTAGCCAGTTCCGGCAAGGGGAACCCATCCTCAGAGCCAACCTCAATATCTATGTTTGCTACCTTGATCTGTTCAACATCATAATCGTTCCCGAACTTCTCATTCAGGTAAACATACGCCCATTTGGTTGAGCCATAGATTTTAAAGTTATCAACCGCCTCATACTTCTTAGAAAACTGAGATGCTTCGCGGATATCGCCCATCTTAACAGGCTCGACATACTCACCACTCAAAGTTTTATACTCGGACTCCTTTCGAGAAGGGATGTATAAAGTTGGATTATATTGTTCCTGCTTTACAAATCGCTTGCCGTTTTTGTACCCGCGAGTATTGACCATGTTGCCTCGGACGTGAGCATGAGTGTAGAAGTTCAAATTCCGTACCCTTCAAAGTTCTCAACTTCTAGTTCGTTCCACATAAATACTACGCAATGGTCGGTTTGGAAACCTTGTTCTTCAAGGAAAGAAGATTGATCATTTTCCCAACCTTCCTGAAGCATTTCCTCATCGGCATCTGTACATCCATCATAGCAAATATCTTCGGAGCAGCCGTCGTACGACCCAATAAACTCATATTCATCGAAGTCATATGGCTCAAAACAATCCTCATCCTCATTAGACATAGCCAGAGTCAGTCTCTCAACTTCTTCCGCAGTCATAGGAGTGATGTTAACAGTACCGCCGCGCCAGAGAATAGAAACAGTAACACTCCGACCATCCTCATGTGTAAAGGACTCAACCTCCTCAAAACTTTTCTTGTATTTGGGAGATACTGAATAAACCTTACCGATTTCAATTTCCATAATCATCAACCTGTAATAATATTGTAAATTTCATGCCAGTTATTAACTCTGACCGCATCACCATTATACGCTACATTGTACCCATGAGCAAGTAATAAAGAATTCAACCCAGCGGCAGCACCAACGTCAGCATTTTCTGCTTTATCTTCAACCCAGAAACAGCCAGTACCTTTATACTTCGCAAGCGCCTCATCCTTATCACCACCGCAAGGCAAGCAAGTAACAACCTCAAAGATGCCCTTACCAAATACAGCCTCAAGATTTTCAATACGAAGCTGGCGAGCTTTCGGGCAGTCAGACTGAGAAGTAATAGCGTGGAATACATAACCGTGGTCAGTATGCAGTTTACGAACATACTTAACAGCATCGCGAAACGGTGTCAGGTCACGTATCCAAGCACTCTCATTAAAGGAAGAGACCAATGGCTTGGTAACTTCTTTATCAACTCCAAATACTTCATTAATTTTATACATAGCGCCCCAACCACGAACAGGACTATATCCACGCCCTTCCATGTAGTTCATGAAACCATGAACCCAATCAAACAAGACGCCATCGCAATCTGTCAAGATTACCTTTTCTTTACTTACATACACTAACCATACTCCAATTCAATTCAACATATATATTATACTATATCCAGCAGGAAAGGCAAGACTTATTTCTATCTTTTTTCCTAAACATCGGAGCGCAGATTGATGTAATCAGTTCGCTCACCTTCCGGAAGCATTATCCATGATTCTGTAGAATTGTAGTATGTTTCGTGAGAAAGAACATAGTTGCCATAAAAGTTCTTGGCAATAACCTTCTCGCTTTCCCATTCTTCAGTAACTGTTTGGTCAGCGTCAACTACTCGCCACCCAATAACTACCTCGGAATCGTAATGGTTAGTTGCCTCAATAAGTTTGCTGAGATATTTAACAGTATCAGATAGACAATTGTGGGGGATCGAAGTATCAAACTCGCCATACATGGTGTAGGTGTTACCGCCCTTCATCTTCCAACCTTGAGGGCATTCACCCTGACCGTCCCAATCGTGGGCGGCATAGTTTTCGGAGTTTTGGGTATCAATAACTAATTTTCTCATATTCATCTCTTATATCAATTTATACAGCTATTATACCTAATGCGTGCGTGTATGTCAAGCAATATCGTCATTACATTTCATTATAGTCGTTATAACTTTGGAGAATAGATGGTTATGAGTTCTTCTTTACCTTTGACTTTGATGTCGCCTATTGGTCTCGATTCAATAGTGGTAAGTTGGTCCATTGTTGCGCGAGAGTAGATGGTCTTGTATTCGAGATACTCTCCTCGAGCTGCTGTGGCTTCGAGTCTGGCGGCAAGGTTAACTGCGTCTCCGATGACTGAATAGTCAAACCGTGACTCACTACCCATATTACCAACAATGCAAGTACCTGTATTGATGCCAGTTCCAACATTGATGGGGGGTAAACCCTGTTCTTGATATCGTCGTCTAAGTTCATTAGTCTTAATCTCTATCTCTATTCCTGACTTAACTGCCAAGTCGGCATGGTTCTCGCACGGCAACGGCGCATTCCAAAATGCCATAATACAGTCGCCCATGTATTTATCTATCGTGCCGCCATTGTTTAGAATTATTTTCGTCATGGCGTCTAAATATTCGTTGATCAAATCAACCAAACCTTCAGGGTCATCATTGTTTTTGTAGTGCTCAGATATAGGTGTGAATCCTACGATGTCCATAAAGAGGAAACTCATCTCTTTACGCTCACCGCCCAACTTCAATAGAGAGGGATCTTTCTGCAGAAGATACACCATCTCCGGAGATAAATAAGTACCGAACTGCTTTTTAATTTGCTCTTTCTGCTTATATGTAGTATAATACCTATTGAAAGAACTTTGCCCAAATACAAGGATCCCTGCTAGTGAAGCCCAGACAACGTCTAAGAACAAATACCCAGAATGCCAAACGTAGAAACCTGATGACATTACAGATAAGAGCAAGCCAAAAGACACTATCACCGCAGCTATTGTGGGAAGCGTGTAGACCGATACAAGGATACCTAGACACACTATCAAAAGAATCGCAAGCTCGGCTGCTACAGACCAGTCGGGTCGAAGTATTTGAACGCCTGAGATTAAGGTCTGAATCTGATGACCTTGAACTTCGTGGGGATACATTGCACCCACTGGGGTTGGTACTGGATTAGCGACACCTTCAGCTGTAACCCCAAGTATCACAACCTTTCCTTCGGGTATCGGATCAAGTATTGATTGCGTTTTAAATTTATTCCAAAACGCTACTGGTAACTCGGAGGTTGGCTGTGTGATTAGCGGATCTTGCCTTCCCAACCTTATCCACTCAATTCCCAAATCATTCTTCTTAACAGTATATGACGGTTCTCCCAAAAACACCCTCACCGCATCAAGACCTAATGATGGGTATGGTTGCCCATTAATCCCAACTATAAGGGGAACTCTTCTTAGAACTCCAGTCGGTTGGTCTAACTCCGCGGAAACAGCGCCCACACCCATAGCATATTGCGCAAGTTCGGGGATGGGTGTAATCAGACCGGTGTAATTGACTAGAGTTTCTGGACCAGCGCCGAATGTAGAAACATTAGCATAAATGCCGAGATCATCTGTAGTAGTTTGGCGCGTAGGTGCGCTTGCTAATATTACTGCCTTCTGACTTAGCGAGGCGGATAGTTCTTGATCCCCCGCAAATCTATCTTCCTCTGACCATATCATTGTTGATACGAGTAAGGAATTATTCGGTGCTTGATTTATGTACTTCGCGAGTGTTTGTCTTGGCCAGGGATATTGCCCTTCTTTCCTGATTGCTTCTTCATCAATGTTCACGAGAACGATATCGTCAACTTCAATGATTTCATGACTGCGCTGTAGATAGTCGTAGTAGATATATTCTACTGCCTTAACTGTGTCGTACTGTGAAACCTTTAAGAATGCGAGTAAGAATATTATAGGAAGAACCGAATACCACTTGGTCATCAGTTTTGAGTCACTGATATGCCACAGCCACCAACTGTAATGCAATTTTGCTGTATCGAAAACGATTGGCCAGTAACGCCGCTTTGTGTGAGGGATATGTCAGTTCCGTATTGGCCTGTTATCAATATATCTGCTTGGTGATCGCCATGGCCTTTCTGAACAATTGATGCGATATTGTCATCACTAATAATGCCAACCTCTAGGAACTGAGAACCACCTTCTTTCTGTTTAATGTGAACGTCATTATCATCACCTTCGATCATGACATACGCTTCATGCCCCGAGGAATTGTTATTAGTTCTCTGAGAAACTTTAACTTCGTTGTAGTCGCCGCCGATAGCAATACCAACAAACTGATCACCATGCTCATCATAATCTTCAACGAAGGTTCCGTTGGCATCAAGATCATATCCCTGACCAACCATTACAGTATTTCCGGTTCCTTCTAGTTCAGCTATCGACACTGCTTGGCCTTCAGTACCATACTGTCTATTCTGTTTAATGATGATCGTGGTATTATCACCGGAGAGTAAACCACTGAAATTCCAGACATTGCCAGAACTATCTGTGTGAGTTACCTGCTCAGTAAGTACCTCATTGAGATATCCAAATTGAGAGATCTCTAAATTCAGGTTATCACCACCCACCTGATCAATGGCTATCAAATTATCAGATAGCGCATTTGTTGACAAGATCATGAATATGACCAGAAGGAAACAAAACATTAACAGAACGTCAACCACCCACCCTATAAAACCAAATATTACTCGAAACATATTAATTGCCCTGCCGTATTATAACACGTATATCTTCACCGCCATTCGCAGTTATGATGCCATTGTACCCATCGACTTCCGTTTCAACTCTAATAGAACCGCCGTTAGAAAAGTTTAAACTAATAACCCCGCCAGCGTCCCTGTAAAAAACCAACCCGTCATCTTCAGTGAAGATAGCATACTGGCTATCACTATTTAGTCCCCATCTAGCACCCTTCAGAATCGTTGCACCGCCTGCGTTTTGTTGGACATCTTCAAGTGCCTCAAGAGTTCTCACTAATTCTTCGACAATATCTAACAAATCAACCAAAAGTTCTGAGTCAAGAGCATTATAATCCAGCCTGCTGGTAACGTCAACATCTTCGCTGGCGTAGTCGTCAATATCTTTTTCCAATTCATCGAACGCAAGATAGTCAGCATCGAGCGAACCATAGTCATCACTGTCAAGTTCCTGTAACTGTTCTTCCATTACTTGCCGAACTTCTTTCGGAGGGTTGACAATGAACATATTATCAATTACAGTTGGCGTTATTCCTTCTATCACAACTGTTCTGGTTGGTGCTGTAGAAATACTTGATACCATGGTAGCAGCATATGCTTCGGATAGAGTTATTTCCCCAGCTTCGTTTGATACTACAATCTCACCTGAAGGATTGCCATATTCATCTGGCAGTAATATTACCAGTGACCTACCAAGCTCGTCAGTAGTTGTCGTGAAGTCAGTTCCGCGAACGGCGATCGTAGCTGTTGGGGTAGAGATTTCTATGTTCTTTTTGTTTACCATGCCCAACCGGCCAGACGCAAATCGGGCTGTGCCCATGGCCATCTTCATAACCATTTTAGATTTACTTGGATCGGGATCGTAGTAGACTTTGTCGATGTAGACAACGCTGTGCTCAATCAGGGATAGTTCCGCTTCATCAGCAAACTTAATGAGCATCCTACCTTTGGCAGTTTTGGCTGTATCGTTGAGTTGTATTTCGGTGCCGACTTGAGCGGCAATATCTGAGGAGGATCTTTCTAAACTGTTAACGCCTGTGGATTCAATAACCCCACCGATGGAAGAAGCGTATGCCACCCCCACCAGTAGGTGAATATTAACTGTCGTTAGAAGTATCTTTCTGATTAATCTGGATAGTAGCATTGTCAGAAGTAATGTCCAATGTGATTATACCCTTACAGGTTGAGATCCCAACAGCACAGGAACCGCTTAACTGATTAATATCAATATCCGCATTATCACCATCAAATATTACTGTCTGCTCTTGATAGAACCCATCATTCTGTAAGCTGACCAGGTCGTTACTGTCACCAGTTATATCCCAGTTCCATATAACATCATCAGTTTCGATATCAACATCAAACGTATTACTTGTACCAAGGATGTTTAGATCAAAATCTAATCTTTCAGAACTTGCCACCTGACCTTGATCCAGATCCATGACGTTATAGTCGCCCAAGATTTTGACGTCCATCGTGGTTGTATCGGTAGAACCAATATACCCCAAATTCCAATCCCAGGAATTTGAATCACCAGTCCATTCCATATTGTATGTAGAGTTATTAGAAACAACCACGCCATACAACAAGTTACTGTTACCGAGTTGATCAATATCAAAAGTCAACCCAGACCCTGTAATGGGCATTGCTGATGACGTTACAGAGAAATCGTCACCACCTATCTTGTTACCATAGCCAACTTGATCAATATAGATTGTTAATATATCACCGCTTTGTAATAAGTTAATCTCATTATCATCAGAGGCGACCGCGAATCCGGCCATAGCTAATCCAGCCAGTCCTACTAAGTACCTATTCATCTTGTTTACTATCTCCTATCGGATGACCATCGTTTTTCCCATCATGCTGATGAGGGTGCCTATGTCCATCACGTATTTTCCAAAGACCTCTATCGTGCCCTTGGTATATTAGTTCCAGCACCCCAGCCTCAATCGCTGTCCGTACCGCATATGTCACGCTCTCATTATTACCAACACCGTCCTCATACTCAATAAGCTGTGTTCCCTGTTCATAAAATCTAAACAGATCACCGGCAGCGCCGTAACTCATTATCGTCTTTCTACTTTGGACGTTTAATAAAACTTCTCCAGTTAGAACAGAAACTGCCCTAATTGAAACAGTGACAGAATCTTGCCGATACTGTCTAGAAAACCCTATACCAAGTGTTCTTGCTCCGCGACCACCTGTTTGTAGGTTTGTATCATATCCTATTACACCACCCTCAATTATCATCCCCGCAAATAATAGCGGAGCAACTGCACTTTGATCGTCAGCATACTCTTTCCGAGTGCTACGGACTATCTGTCTTTCACGAACTAAGTTATCAATTCCTTGCCGTTCTACTACACGAAACCATGTACCGCCGCCAGCTGTCTTCAATGCATCTATCATCATTTCTGTACCGCCTTGACTGACTGCTGTACTGAAATCG